CGTATACATCACCGTTAAGTGTGACAATCATCCATGTTGATCCATCGCACTCAATATCTCGGAACCGATCAGTAGTTCCTGTGTCGCTTGCTTTGGGGATTGCCGCGACATTACTAATTGTTTTTCCGTTAATATCTGCCCTTGCAACTGTTGGTGATTTATGAGGCACAATAGCAATACGACCGTTGCTGGATGCAATTGATGTTCGACTTGGGGTATTGCCGGTTATGTGGTTTGGTGCGCCAGTATCGACCCCATCACTCCAATCTGTGATGTCTGTCTCAGCGCAAGATCGAATGTAAGTCTTGGGCTGGAAGACACCTGACAACACAACTTCGTATGTAATAACCCAAGATGCATTTGTATATTTAATCCCAGTTATTTCATGAACTGCGTTCTCACCTGTGTCACCAGAGAAAGGCGTCGAAACCGCCCAGTTGGCCCCATCGTCTGTGCTATAATATATCCTGTCTTCTTGGCCAAACATCCACTTACCTGTGCCGTCACCATCAATACCTTTAATTTTATCAGTGTTGTGGCCTGTTAGTCCGCTAAGATCAATAGCTGTCCAGCTCGACGCTCCGTCAGTTGAACGATAAATTTTCTTATTACTTTGCTGGCCTACTGCGATCCAAACGCCAGCAGTGGCACCACTTGATGCGGCGCGCCATCGCACAGTGGTAATGTCACTGTTGGGACTGAGGTTTACTGTGCTCCAGTCTGCAACGTTTGTAA